GAAACCTGAAACCTGAAACCTGAAATCGAAACCGATCGCATAATGCTGCGCTCGGTTCAGGCTGAACCTGAAACCGAACGTGCAATGTCGTGTTCGGTTCAACCAAACACCAAAACCAAACACCAAAACCAAACGAAAGCAAACCAATGGGTAAACTTCTATTGCTGTCGCTGTCGCTTCTGACCAACGTGCTGCTGACGGTTGCCATCTGCCGCCTACAGGACGATCGTCCTGTCTCGCGTGACGCCCAACGAGCTGACGACTACGCTGAGATCGTCGATCGGATGACTGCAGACGGTGATGCATGGATGCCAGCGACAGACATTGAGATTCAGGCGTTCTACGGTGAGATGGTGTTGCCTAATGCCGTCGACTGATGCCCGATCCATGATATCGGGCCTCTGACCATCGAAGGCCCTCACATGTCAACGTCGATGATCTCAGCATGGTCATCAATGTGATGACACATGCTGACGATCGACCGACCGATTGATGACACCACAATATGTAGTGTAGTCAAAGTGATACAGATACCACATGTGGTGTACCTAGGTGTAGTCAAAGTGACACCACTAGGGTGTCGCGACCGGTGGGTGGGGGGGGTAATACTTTTCCACCCAAAAGCGACCCCTATTCAACACAGTCGGTCAATTTTTCAAAAAGAGGTGTTTAGGGATTGACACCCTCTCACCAACTGCTAGAATACCACACCCGCCACCCCTTTTAACTGGAAAAAGACATGAACACCTACGACAAACCTCATACTTATTGGAGGTTTCGATACAAAGAGTTGGCCCCAGACCTTTTCTCTATTTACCGGGAACAGCTCACAATCAATCACCCACAATCAAACCCACATGTGGGCAGACCGGACCCTAAGAAGACCGTTCAAACTTTTGAGTGTTACGTACACTCGGAACAGGAAGCTATCCAGAGAACTCGGAACAGGAAGCCCAGTTAAAATGCTCGTGATTACAAGAAAAACTTACGAAACTATGGTCATTGGTGATGAAATTCGAATCACCATTATTGAAGTCAAAGGTGATAAAGTGAAGCTTGGGATTGACGCACCCAAAGATATCCCTGTTGATAGGGAAGAGGTTTGGCTGCATAAGAAACAATATGGGGAGAAACAATGAGTTTTCTCGATATGGATGTTGAGCGAATTGTTGAGCAATATCCAGATGCTGTCGGTAAAACACTCATGACAAAACAACATACTCGCACCGTGTTGTTTTATCTGAACGAATCCGGAGAAGTTGTAACTATCTTCGAAACGCACAACCAATCTTTAGCTTTAGAAATGAGGAGTCGGTTAAATTCACCAAGACAAAGTGGAAAAACAATCAAAATGAACGAGATTATTCAACAAATCAAACAAGATAATCCTCTTATCGAAGGTCATTATTTGCATCTTATGGTTAAAGATGAATATTACTCTCTCCGTATAGGAAATGTGTGTATCTACACAACCAAAATGAAAGAACTCGCGTTAGAACTTCAAACGAGCTTGAATTCAGAACCTAAAGTTTTCAATAACTTGTTGGCTTCTTTACCCACAGGTTTAAGACTGATTGTGAAACCCGCACCTTTTGGTGGCGAGGGTTGGTTGGTTCAAGACTGGGATAATCGAACGCAATTGACTCTTGACACAAAAGAGATTGCAGAAAAGTTGGTCAGTACACACAACCAGAAGCAATCACCAGAAGCTCAACCGGACGCGGTTATTAAGCTGCTATCCACTGCCAAGAACGGTTACGTGCAGACTATCGACCGACTTGAGAAAGAATTGTTGGAACTGAGGTTATTAGAAAAACAAAACAAACGCGATTGTTGTGCTGTTATTTTTCTATTGGCTGGTTACAATGTTGCGTACTTTGTAGTTCGAGACTTAAAGTTTACACAATTCCATGGAGTTTATACGAACTGGCACGAAGAAAGTGCGCGTTCTTCTGATATCAAAATTCTTGAACAGAAGCACGCATTCTTGCTTGAAAACATTTACAACAAAGAAGACGGCTTTTTGATCGCGACTTGCGATATTCGAGAGTTTCAAGACGCGATTAGGCAGGGTGCCAGAATCGTACAATCCGGACACATTGAAGATTGAATAATATAATGTTTTTTAGCGTTAAAGTTCTTGCTGACTCAGCGGCTCTGGGTAAACCCCTTTCTTCTAGGCTGACTACTTTAGAGTTGACCTATCCCCGAATCATCCACTCTGAGTTTATGACGCACAGATCGCATTCTCGCAACGCTGCTTCAAGTCGAGCGATTCCGATCAGTCGTATGATTCGAAATGTAAAAGAAACACCATTTGTTCCTATTCATTGGGGGTCTCACCAATCTGGGATGGTGGCAGGTGAACAGCTATCAACAGCCAAGCTATTAGAATGCCGAGAAATTTGGTTAGCCGCTAGGGACTCAGCTGTTGCTTCAGCTGAAGCCCTATCTGATCTAAGGCTTCACAAGCAAATCGCCAACAGGCTGCTTGAACCTTGGATGTGGATCACTGTTATCGCAACCAGCAACTATGCTGGTTGGTCTAACTTTTTCAAATTGCGTTGTGCTAAAGATGCCGAACCGCACATTCGTAAGGTTGCGAATATGGCGATGGCTAGCATGGCCTACTCTTACACTAAACCATTAGCACCAAATGAATGGCATTTACCTTTGGTTGGCTTTGAAGGCGACGAAGAACTAGACTCCGTCGATAAAGTCAAAGTAGCTGTGGGCAGATGTGCAAGAGTTTCCTATCTAACTCATGCTGGTCTTCGGGACACAAGCAAAGACATTGAGTTGCACGATCGGTTGCAGGAAAGTGCTCATTGGTCTCCCTTTGAACATGTAGCTCAGTTCCAAGAAAATGCTGACCCAAAAAAACACGGCAATTTTGGCCCACCATGGGTTCAGTACCGTAAGAATTTTCCTTCGGAATACATTGAAGTAAACTAACCCGTTAGCCTTTTGAAAGTAACAAATGAAAAAGTTCTTAACCAGTCACGACAACGACAACAACAACTCTCTTTCTATCGAAGTTATTTGTTTAGATGGTTTATGGGATTCCCACCACAAGTATGTTGTTGGGCCTGCAAAACCTGAAACTGATAATAAGCAGGCCCAACTAAACCGGATGAAAATGAGCACCACTATTACCTTTCAGCAGGGTTCAATAAAAGAACACGGGGTTAACGGTGTTACAAATGAGTCTTTGTTGATTATTCTCGAACATCGATTACGGTATCAAAAAGAGCCAGAAATGGCGTTGGCGTTGACCAAAATTCAAGAGGCTCTCCTGTGGTTGAATCAGGGTAGGCGAAACAAAGAAGAAGGTACAGGTATTGGTAGACCCGTTTTTTTGAAAGAAGAAGATGAATAACGAAAACATTGGAAAGAAATACCATCGGGTAATAAGCTCTGTTTTGGTGCCAAACGTAGCTTTAACGGTGGATGTGTATTCTGTATTAGAAGCATTCAATGTGACATGCCCTGCAAGACAACACGCAATCAAGAAATTGCTGTGTACTGGTTTAAGGGGCAAAGGTGATTCGATC